TTCAACCCAACCACCATCTACTATAGTGGTCTCCATACCTGCGGTACAACCAATATTATATTTACCAACTGGTTGGAATTCATTAGGAACAGTAACCTGCATCCAAATATCAGGCTGTTCAGTTAATTGAGGTTGGTCATGTAAATGTTTTGTTAAAAAACTCCATTCAGGATTATCTTTAATAAATCCCCAAGGTGTATTACCCCAACGTTGTGATAATAATTTAACATCATATTTATCTAGTTCTATAATTGCTTTAATTAAATCTCTAGAACGGGCTCCATAACCGCTATAAGTGTCGAATGGAGCGCTTATATAAAACGTATTTTTACTCATATTAATAAATTAATTTGTGATTTAGAACTGGTTTTTTATAGGTTGTAGTGTTAATAAATTCAAAATTTTCTCTTGGTTTCCAAGTAGCAAATAATTCATCTACACCTTCAATTACTCTTTTAGCTTGATGTTTTTGAGTAAAACCTGCTTCATCAGACAAAGCCCATTCTCTACCTTTTAATCCTCTTGCTTTACGTTCTTCTTTAGATAGGTTATAAACCTCCATAATACGTTCATAAGCATCTTCCCAATTACATCTATCATCAAAAATATAAGGTGTTGGAACTGAACCTACTAATGAACGGTTAGTTGGGTAGACTGGGAAGGCCCAGGCGCCATGTTTTTTATAGGTACCTCTATGATTTGAAGGAAAATCAGCATCAAAATCAATCCAAGTACCATCTTCAAATTCAAAACGCATTTGATCTTGCATTCCACCTGTTACGTTAGCGATAATTGGATTACCAACTAAAAGTGCTTCTGTAAGTGATAGACCCCAACCTTCATTTGATGTTAATAAGATCTGAACATCAGATATATTGTGAAGGTAATTCATTTGTTTAGGCCCATATCTACCTTCAGTAAAGATAATATTACAATATTCAGGGCAAAGTGTTTCAATTACAGCAAATAAGTCAGTTCCATTTTCATCAACAGGCTGAGTATGAAGTAATAAAGCTACTTTTTCTCTTTTTTCAGGAGTTAGATTTTCAACAAACTCTCTAAATGCTAAGATTGTATCAGGTACTTGTTTACGACGAATATTTCTAGAGTTAAAGAATACTACATAATCATATTCTTTTCCTTTAAATAGATTCTTTTTAAAGTTCTGAAATTCTTTATCTTGTTCTTTATTCTCAATAGGAAAAAATATATCAGAATTTAGACCGTGGGGAACATATTTAATAATTCTATTCTTAGCCTTATCATCTAAAACAAGTTTATTAATATTAACTGTTTGTTTTGAAATACCCAACAAAGCATCACATGATTCATAGAATGCTTTATTATACATTGGTGCTGGATAATCATCCCAAATGTTAAGATAGATGATAGGAATTTGTTTACGGATTTCATTTTCAATCTGAAATAACCAAGCCCAGTAACGTGGATCTGTAATTAAGAAAATAGCATCTGGTTTTTCAACATTAAGTAGATTTCTTAAATAAGCCGCATCACCATAACCATTTGTAGGATATAATATAACTTCTGAGTCATTTATACCTGCATTTTGGTTAGTGTCTTGACTTAAATCTAATCTCTTACCAGCATCCGGGTGTTGAATTGCACCCCCAACATTTACCCAATTGTATTTATGGGCAGTGCCAATTACTATTTCCTTACCTACTGTACCAATGCCTGAGGGCATTCTAATATCATCACACATCAAAAGAATTTTCTTCCTTTGATCCTTTGGTAAATAACCTTCTTTCATAAATTATTAAATATCTAAATCGTTGTGGTTGTGAATTTGTTTTCTAAAATTATCATCAGTAAGATATAAATGAATCGCTCGGTCTGCAAGCTTTTGAAACGAAAATTTATGTCTTACACAAGATACTTTAAATTCATCAAACAAATTAGTTTGTATTTTTACACTCGTAAGTGTCATATCCTTTTTACTCATAACAGTGTTTTTATATTGTCATATATAAATATCTCAAAATATACTAAGATACATTCTTGTCACATAAATCCTTTCTATCTTTGAAAGGGCAGTACTGACAATTCTGTTTAGAAGGATTTTTTAACATATATCCTTGTCTATGTTTTCCCTCATTATCAAAAGCCATTTCAATAAATTCTTCAAAATGTTTAGTGGCTTTATTTAATTTAATTTTTCCAGAAGCAGGAACATGGATTTGAACTCTTGGGTCTGGGAAGTCAGGGTTACCATGTAATTTTCTTTTTACGATAAAATATTCCACATCAATATTATCAACTGGGAAGTTGAATTGTTCTGAGAAAAATTTCTTGTAAAGAATAACTTGAGAATTTTTAACCTCATCTGTTTTTTCTTTATCTTTCCATCCACGAGTGGAGGTTTTAATATCAATAATTTTTATTTTATTCAGTATTTCATTATATAAGACAATATCGATGTATCCCTTGTATAGTATGTTATTATAGACCGGACTAGACGGAAGTAAAATAGGCACCTCAATACCTACTAACCACCAACTACGTTTACCAAAATATTTTCCTTTATTTCTTTTAAACCATTGAATGATACCTATCCCGTCTTCATAAAATTCACTTAATTCAACTGAGTTAGAAAAGTGAGTATTATTGTTTTTCTTGTAATCTTCTTTGTAAACTGCTCTTAAGTGTTCTTCAAAATACTCTTCTATATTAATTCTATCAGCTGCCGCTGTACTTTCATTATACATTACTTCTAGATAGCTCTGTATAGTTTCATGTATAGCAGTCCCAAATGTCATATGGATTGATACTTCAGACTTATAATGCCCATCTCGGTATTGGAGTGCCCATTTATGTGGGCAACTCTCAAATACCGAAAATTGACTAAAAGATATTGTTTTTTGATATCTATAGTCTATGTCTGGGGGCGTGAATTTTCTTACTGCCTCTACAATTAGAGGTGTTTTCTTTTTAGCCAAAACTTATTTCCACTTACTTTTCATTACTAACTGGGCGATAATCCCATAATTAGAAATGTCTATAAAACTATCAATCATTGCTTCTCCCTTAACATAATTTTTTCCATTACGTTGGAGTAGATTTTTTAAACGATTAATTTTATCATTACAACGAAGCCAAATTCCTGTAATAGATAGACTAATGTCTTCTTCTTTTTCTAAGGTAGAACCTAAAGAAATGTTTGAAAGACCATAGTCCATCATTTTACTAGCAAACAATTCATATTGTTCTTTTTGAATCTGTTGAAATTCATATGCTAATTCAGGGTATGTTTTTTCAAAATCTACAACTGCTTTGTTGTTTCCGTAACCTATTTGTTCTTCCATTTAAAGAGTTTTTACTAATTTATCTTGTTCTTTTTGATCAATTCCCATTTGCCATAAAATATGTCGAACACCTGGTTCTCGAATTATATCAATGTAGTAGTCGGCTTCACCTAAACTACATTCATAATATTTTGCTATATATTCAGCAACATATGGTGGTCTTTGTTTCTTACTAGGTTTGATATATTTTAACCAAACTTTTTTCTTTGGGATCATTTCTCTGTAAATGGTATAAATTTGTTTTTTATTTTGTGGATTAATCTTTTGGACATAATTCACAAGTTCAACGTAACTTATATCCATAGATAAATATCTATGAACCATATAAGAATTAAATGAGTCCCATGACTCTTTGCTGAAGTCTCCAGGAGGGGTCTTTTTAACTGTTATCTCTTCTAACCAATCAAATAGTGTCATATTCATCTTGAAGTTCCTTAGGAAGTGTTTCCTTCAAGATAGCACCTGTTTTAACATCATAGAAAATAGGAATTGGAATAAGTGCGTCTTGAGCAGTACCTACTGCAAAGCGTGATGCTTTACGTAAAATAATACCTTCAGCAACTACATAGTTACCATCTGGTGTTTCTACTTTTTCTGTGTTTTTAAGATCAATATTGAGCTTAAGTTCTTGATTTTGATTTTGATTCATGAGTTTTCTTTTTTATGTTTTAACCAATCTATATAGAAGCCGATTCCGACTATTATATTCATTCCAAATGATGCTATTATTTCGTAAATATCTTCATATACATTAG